TAAAGAATCAGATTTAGACGGTCAAATCTTACGCCATACTTTAGTGGCCGCTGGCACTACTATACAAAAATTAGATCTAGCCACTGGGACATTAACTCCCTTAAAATCAAATAGAACTTCCGGGCTATACCACGTTTCCTCTCTAATGGATAAGTTCCTATTAATTTCAAACCAAGACCCAGATCGTATTGGCCTTGGTGACGAAATGATTAAATACGACGGTCTTGAGATTACTAGGTGGGGAATTGTGCCTCCCGGTTCTCAAGAAGACGGAAACTCAGTAGCACAAGGTAAAATAGTTGAGAATTTTAGCTCTTTAACTAATCTTGGTGCCACGGCTCAGGGATCTGTTGCTTTAGACACAACTACTACATGGGATGGCACTGCCATCTCATTGAGTAAAACGGGAACTGGAGCCGTTGATGCTTCACTTATTGGGGCAATTACTACTGCTGGGGCTCCTAACACTGCTGTTGCAGATAGGGTTGGAGTATATATTTTTATTCCTCGCGGACAGCTTAAAAACTTTCAACAGTCAAACTCCGACCCAAACCAAGCGATCACACTAAGATTCAGTTCTGACACTGGCGCACCTCCGTATGAACCAACAGCAAATTATTATGAATACTATTTCAAGATTGGAACGCTGGTAGAGGGTTGGAACCATCTACTTTGTAGTTTCGTTTCTGCTCCTACTGGTTCTGTTGGGGCATCGAACGGTACCTTCACAGGCACAGTTAATACAATTAAGTTCACAATAAATGCTAATGCTGCGTCTACTCTAATAACTAGCATTCGTTTCTCCCACCTTGTTTTTAACGATCAAGGAACTGTTGTAGCTACAGCAGCGGCCGGTGGAAGTTTAGGTGTGGGGGATTATACATACAAAGTAAGCTTCTTAAACAAGTATGGAAACGAATCTAACGTTGGCCCAATGTCAGTTGCAGCTACAACCACAGGATCTACTAAAACCTTAAACTTAGCCAATCTACCTATTTCAAACGATCCTAATGTGGTTGCAAGAAAGATCTATAGAACAGTGGCTGGTGGTACCGTTTGGCTGCTACTGGCTACGGTTAATGATAATATCACTACCACGTATGCGGACACCCTCGGTGATAGCTCTTTAAGCGTTATCACTGCCCCCCAGGCAGGGGATTTCTCTAGTGATTATTCCCCCCCACCAAAATGTGGCATTATCAAGGTATGGAAGAAGACCGTATTCCTGGCTGGTGACCCATTGAACCCAAGTACGCTGTACTTCTCTAACGACACCCTAGCGGAATCGTTCCCGCTCATTAATACCTTCGAACTTGATGCTAAGATCACAGGGATCTATGAAACATATTCTGGGCTGGTTATAGAGACTGAGAATGGTAAGTGGCAGGCGCTGGGAGATAACCCTGACTTTGCGGTGGACAAGATCATCGAGGGCATGGGGAACGTCGGTCGTAGGGCAGTAGGCACAGCCAGAATGATTGGTTGGTCCGTCGATAGAGACTGTATGAGACTATTCGATCTTAGCGATACAAAGAAGATCAGCGAACCAATTAGAGATAAGTATGACAATGACATAAATAAAACAAACATTGAATTCATCCACACCGTTCATTACTCTAGAAACAACTCGATCCTACAGTTTAATCCCAACGGGTCTGGGGTTTATGATTCTATCTTTATGTACCAGTATGGGCTAGACGATGTGAAGAGTGGGTGGTGGACTACGGTTAATACTCCAACAGCAGCTAATCTAAACTTTCTTTCCGCTGTTGAAGCGGAAGATGCTGATGGTACTAAGGTACTTATAGTTGGTGGATACGATGGAATGGTGTACCAATTATTCCACCCAGACGACGATAACTGGGTGGATGCCAACGGAACTAAGTATCCAATTAAACAGAAGATACAGACTCCATATATCAGAATGATGGCAGTCGAAGGTGCTACTTCTTCTAATGGACTAAGCGGAAGAATTCAGCCAAGAATGGTTGAGTTACGAGTTGAGGGAGACCCAACTACCTATACTGTGACCTTGGCTATGGCTAAAGGAATATCACAAACTACTCCAACAGATACTCAAACTCTAACCTTTACTTTTGCGGCAAATGAATCTATCAAGAGAATACCAACTAGAGAACTGACCGCCTGGGAGTATGTTCGTGTAACGGTAGAGAACGAAGATCTAGATGTAGATACTGTTTTGCTTGCAATTAGAATCTACTCCGAAGTTAGACCGGGCCAGTTTGCAATTGAGTAACTATGGCACGATTTACCAAATCAAAAACGTCCGGTCAGGTTAGACTTAAGAAGTGGCCGCCTGGAAGAGTAAGCCAGCTTAAAGTACTTTTGGCTACGCTCGACAAGGCAGCTAATGCTTCTCTAGCCGGGCAAATAACTCAAACAAGTAAAAGAGTATTCTCTACTTTTGTTCCAAAAATTGTTCTAACCACAGACAATGTGAGTATTGAATTTAGAGAAGTTCGCATCGCCTTTGCTCCCCCTCAGGGGCTTAGGCGATTTTTGTTTTATGAATATCAACAGAGCACTGACCAGAATTTTGCAACATTTGAAGAGTTCTTATCTCCAGAGCCCCAGTACACCTTCTCAAATCTTCTAGATGAAGGCATTTACTATTTTAGGGTTAGAGTAGTAACGACAAACGCTCTTCATGGCCCTTGGAGTTCAACAGTCGTTGGAATAACCCCAGCAGCTAAAGCCATTGGTCTCTCTAATAAAAAATCAGTTGGTAGAGCAATTATCTTAAATACTTTCAATACTTTTGCAACTTGGAGAATTAATCAGTCTGTTGGTGGATCTATTTTTTATATGGTTGAGTATGAGGTTAAAGCTATAAACAATGGCGCCTCTGTTAGTATTGCCGACATGGAATTTAGATGGATATTTGATAATGACCAACAAGGGCAAGTATTTCAAGTTACTGCGTATACTATTGATCCAGCAGCCTTGGCGGTTAGGTCACAAAATATTATAGTAGGTAACGGTGCTCCTGCTTATAGTCGGATTCCATCTGGGGAGTACTATCGGTGTGGTACTTTTATTCAGCGACCTCATATCATCTCAACGGGAAAGCATAGAGTTCAATTACAAGCTAGAATGGCTGGATTAGATTTTAGACCTTGTGTAAATGAACCTACCTGGACGGATGACTTTGGAGGGCCTCTAGACCCAGACTATACTTCCGGGGCAAACATATCTATTAAGAACTTCAGCTCCTTTGAAATTAGATCTGGGGCTATCTAATGGGACGCAGCCGAGATACTAGCATACAACATGTTAGGACTTTTGCAAAGTTCTTCACTAACCTAACGCCGGATCAGCAAAGGGAATTTGAACGTGCCTTAGTTTCAGTTCAAGACAGTATTGATACCACAAGCTTAGGGGTAACAATTGATCTATTAGAAAGAAAGCCAAATCAAAGTTTACCTATTCCGGTACTTACAATAACTAGAAGTATTCGTGGTGCTTTAATCTCTTGGGCACAGCTACCGGATCAAAGAATTAATTTCTTTGAAGTTCAAGTTACAAGCACCAGTAACTTTGCTGTTGCTTCGACGGTGACTACTTATGGTAATCAAGCTACTATTTCCGGCATTACTACAACTAAATACATTAGAGTTCGTGGGGTTAGAAAAGATGGTACTACAACCCCATATTCGGAAATAGGATCTGTTACCCCAAGAATTTTTGACGTTAGAATAAAATTTCAAGAGACTTTTTATGTCTCAATCCCAAAGTCAGCAACACCTCCAACAAATTGCCCCTTCTACCCTGTAGGTAGGATTAAGTTTACTCCTGTAGACCCAGATGCCCAAACTATGGCAATAGGGTTTGTTACCCTTTTTGCTGATCCCAATGTGAATGTTTATGGCCTTGATGATATTCGTATCCGCCTAATAGCCAGAACTATTAACGGTTTTTATGTGAATGGTATGCCAAATGTTGAGGATACGGCTACGTACTGGCAAAGTTCTTGTGGAGAGTTTTTTGGTTCTTATTCTGTTGGCCCCATACCAATAGAACACCCAACCTTAGGTAAAACTTTAGAAGTAGAATTAGGGGTACAAGACGGGACACAACATACAACTAACCATCCTACTAAGGTTCACTGGGCATGGCTATCAACGTATGAAGTAGGGTTGGACTAGATATGGCTATCAAACGAAGAAGTAACGTTACTGCTAAATTCGCTAAGATGCGAGGATTGCAGGTAGACGAGAAGCGTACCTTTACTCGGATAGGGGAATTGATAGACACTGTTATCAATAACAGGGCACCTGGGAATCCTGGGTCCAAAGAGAATCGGATCATCA